TGGTCGAGCGCCTGAAACGACGCCATGCGCGCGCCCTCCGCGGCCTGAAACTCGTCGCCGGTCTGCGCGAACATCTCGCCCACGAGTCCTTGCTGTTGCTGCAGGTTGGCGGACTGGTGCGCGAGGTTGGCCTTTTGCGTCGAGATGTCGCGATCGATTTGCCGCTCGATCAGGTCGAGCGTCGAGTTGGGGCCGGTTGGGTCGAGCGCCCCGCTGATCATCGCGCCGACGAAGCCTGCGACCTTTTGCCCGGTGCTCCGATCAGACCACCAACGATCGTTGTCGATGCGCTGCTCGCCGAGCGCCTGGACGGCGGCGCGGAGTTTGGCGTGCTCCTTTTTGGCCGCGGCCGTCGCCTGCTGGTAGCTCAGGTAGTTTTCGTCGGCGCGCTGCACGTTCGCGGTTGCGGCGTCTACGCGCTTGGCAGCGTCGGCGCTGTCGCGCTCGTGCTGCGAGATGACGGCTTGCGTGGCCTGGTATTCCGGGCCGCGCGCCTCCAACATCTGCGCTTCCTCCTCGGGCGACATCGGGGGCTGCTCCTCGGGGGTGGGCGCGGGCGGAGCGGTGAGACCGGACCAGTCGGGCGCTGAGGACGCTGCAAACGCGGGGTCGCGCTCCACGGCGGTGGACGTCTCGGGCGTGGAAAACGCGCCGGTGCGCGCCGGTGCGCCGTCTGGTGTCGGCGGGGCAGTGGGGACATCGCCCGCGGGGTCTGTGGCCGGGTCGCTCGCGGGATCGCGCACGCCGAGCACCTCGCGGATCTGCGCCTCGTCGGAGACGGTCGGCTGAAGCAGCCCCTGTATCTGCTCGTCGGTCGGCCCGCCGTCCGCTCCCCACGCCGGCGGGGGAAATCCGCCCGCGGTCGCGTCGGGGACGGCAGGCGCAACTGGGGCTTGACCCTCTGGGGTGGCAAACGGCGTCATCCAGTCGGGCCAGGCCACGCGGCTACTTCGCCTCCAGCTTTTTGAGCCGCTCGTGCATCTGGCTCGACGCTGCCGCCAGCGCACCGGCGAGCTTGGCGCCGTCAACCATCTTGCCGTGCGGCGTGTCGATCACGGCTTGCCGCCCGGCCGCGGAGCGCTCTAGGTCCTGCGCCATCACGCCGAGCTGCTTACCCTTGCCGTGGGCGTCGTCGCGATACCGATACGAGTACGCCTTGAGCGAGTCGAGTAGCGACGTCGCGTCGCGAGCGCCGGCGCGGATGTCGGTTTTGGCGCGGCGGTCGGAGAGTAGCCCCATGCCAGCGAGCCCCTGTCCGAGTCCCAACAGCCGCTCGCCGGATGTGGGCTGCGCGGCCTGCTGTTGCATCGTGCCGAGATCCTGCTGCCGCTGCTGCATGAGCAACTGCCCGAGTTGCTGGTTCGCCTGCTGTCGCTCCATCAAGCCGGCGACAGCCTGCTGTCCAGCGAGGCCGGCGCGCAGATCGCCTACGCGCTGCTGCGCCTGGCGCTGCTGCAGTGCAGGGTTTCCGCGCCCGCTCGCGGCCATCGCCTGCTCTGCCGCGATGTTCTGGCCGAGCGCGTTTTTGAGCTGCATCGCCGAGACGGACTCGGCGCCGGTCGCCTGCTGAGTCAGTCGGTTGCGCACGTCGCCGAGCTCTTGGCCGTACAGGCCGCGCATCTGCTGATACTGCCCCGCGCGCGGGTCACCGAGCAGTGCTGAGCCGAGCGTGTCTGCGAGTCCGAATAGCGCCATGACCTACCTCGTTTGCTCCGCGCGCAGCGGGCGCGCCGTTTCCTTGACGCCGACCGACAGCGTCAGCCCGGTGAGCCGCATCCCCTCGCCCCATCGCGTCGCGCTCTGTTGCACGTCCTCGAAGCGAAACCGGATCGCGCTCGCCTTCGGCCGACTCGGACGCACCCTCACGCGGAGCGGCTTGCCGATCGTCTCCGCGGATGCCAGCGTCGTAAAGGTGCGGTCGTCGATCCACGTCTCGTCGTAGTCGTAGGCGATCCGGCACCGCAGCGAAAACGACGCATCCCCTCGCCACTCGCCGAGTAGCTGCGCCCAGCGGCACCGACCGAAACCGCTGAGCGATTCGGACAGCGGGATCCAGCCCGTGTCGGCCGCGAGCGAATAGGACAGGCTGGCGAGATCCTCCCACGCCGTGGGCGTCTCCACCGATACGACATCGTCGGGCTCGAGGTAGTAGCCGAGTCCCTGCGACTGCACGCCGTCGATGACGTCCGGCAAGATGGGCCAGTCCGACCATTCGTTGCGGCGATAGTCGTAGGCGTACGACCCATCCGTGTCGTTGCACAGCACGACGAGCCGGTGCTCGGCCGGGTAGAGCAAAACGCCGGCGACCTCGCGATCGTTGTACGCCTCGACCGGGCCGCCGATGAAATGCACCTGATACGCGCGATCGACGAGATGCCAGCCCTTGTCGCCCTTGAAGATCACGCCCTGCGGGACCCGAACGACCGACCGCGGCTCGGTGCATCCCTGATCAGTCGTGACGAGCTGCGGCGGACCGTAGTCGCCGTTGGCTAGGTTGTCGGGACCCTGCCCGCTCGCGCGATAGACCGCGTTTTCCTTGAACACGATCACCGTGTCTTCGCCCGGAGCGATCGCGGTGACGTCGCCGCCGGAGTCGGGGATCTGGAGGTTGAGCGCCTCGTTGAACGCCACCATCGAGCGCTCGAGTCGGAGCTTCGAGTAGTAGACCGCACTCTTGTTTTCGGGGTGGACGTAGAAGATCCGGCTTTGCCCGGCCGCGATCACGAGCGGCGGCGCCTCGGGCGGTACGTTGTCGAGCTCGCCCGTGTTGCTCGGCGCCAGCTCGTTCGAGAGCATGTCCGTCTCGTCGTAGTCAAGATCGGAAAACGTTACGGTGTCAGCGTTGACGTCGTTCTCGACATATGTGGTTCCACCCGGCCCCTGCGAGCTCGCGTCCGAAACGCGATAGAACTGGCCGCCTTCGACGCCCTGCTGCTTGCGGTACGCCGCGAGCACGACCTTTTCCTTGGTCGTGTACGGCAGCGTCGGGAGCGTGATCGAGAACGAATCGTGACCGGTCGTGACCGTCTTAGTGATCGCGCCCGCGAACGTCGAATACTCCTTCTCGCCGCGATCGTTGTAGTGCTCCCAGATTAGGATGTAGCTATAGGACTTCCCTTCCTCGAGCGGCCCCGAGCCGTTGTTGACCGACGTCATCGAATCGGCGTCCACCTCGGGATACACCCAGAAACCGACTTCGCGCACGCGCGATCCGTCGTAGCAGGCGAGGTAGCCGCCCGGGATGTAGAGCGTGTGCCCGGCCTCGACGCCGTCATAGCTGCGCGCGTCGCCAAACGTATAGCAAACGTTGCGCAGGTCGCGCTCGGTCGTCATCACGCCGAGATGCTGTCGCTGCGTCGTCGATAGGGGACGCTGGCTTATCAGCGCGGCCGCATACTGATCGGTATCGGTGTTTTCGATCTGCGGCAAATGCGCGACGGAGGACTCGGGCACCATCGCGGCGCCGGGAAACACACGCGCCAAAAGCCCCACCTCATCACCTGGCTGTTGGTCGCCGCTGCTCGCCGATTGGCCCGCATCGCCGACCGCTACCTCGCAGTCGAGAAGCACATACTGCGCCTGCGCTACGCCGCTCGCGTAGACCACGTGCATCAGCGCGCGGCCGGCGTCGGAGAGGACCGCGCGCGAGGCGATCTCGGAGTGGCGGACGAGTATCTTTGTCGCGGTTACCGTGGGCGCGGCCGTTGCCCGCATGACCCGCCAGTAGCTGGTCGAGTGCAGCGTATCCCACAACACATACCCGGCCGAGGCGCCGGTGATAACGCACGTGATCCGCACCGGCGTAAGCAGCGTGGTGACGGCCTCGTCAACGGTGCCCGAGTCGGTGAAGTTGGCGCCGTCGCCGAGCCAGTCGAGATGAACCGAGTTGGTCCCCGAGTGCCGTGCAATCAGTACCTCGCTCGACGCTGCGCGGTGACTGACCGCGATTGCCCCCACGCAGGCGCGCGACTTCGCGACCACCGAGCCCGACACAGTGCCGCTCGAATTGACGCGCAGAATCGAGTACTGCACGCCCCCGGCGCCGTCGTCATCGCGGTAGGCAACGATCGATTGCCCATTGGCGACGTCCACGTCTACATCGTATTGTGATCCAGAGTGGACGTCGGCGGAAGTGAGAGACTGTGGCGTCGCCGTGATCGTGCCGTTTACGTCGGCAGGATCGATCACCAGTACCTTGATCGTGCGCGGGGACGCTGCCGGATCGACGTAGTAGATGTGCAGCTTGCCGCCCACGGCGCGCACCTTTGGCGCAAACGCGGAGGAGATCGTGTTGTCGTTCCACGGCTCGTCCTGGCCTTGCTCGTTGAGCGCGACGCCCGTGGCCATGTCGATCACGCGGTATGCGACAGTACCGCTCGACGTCTGGTAGGCGTACACCGCGATGTCGTCGGCTTCGGCGCGATCGGAAAAGGCTCCGCTTCCCTTCACGTTCGGGATCGCGGTCTCGTGCTCGGTGCGCACCGACTCGAACCGGCACCGCTTGACCAGTTCCTGTGCCGTGAGAAGGTCAGCTACCCCCGCGTTTGGGGCGCGGCTGTACACCTCGTTGTCGGCGGCGATGAGCAGCTCGTTCTTGTACGCAAGCAGCGCGACCAGGTCGTCCAGTTCCACCGGATCGCCCTGTTCGCCCATGCCCCCGGTGCCGAACACAAGGGACACGGCGTCCCGCCCCGGCGCCTTTTGGATCCCGCCGTCCAGATCGAAGATCGCGTTTTCGAGCGCGCCCATCTTGCCGGCGGGCAGTGAGCGCGGGTCGTGCTTGGTGTCGATGCCGGCCGCGAGCGGCACGTAGTACGGCTTATACCTCAGCGCCATTAGGTCACGTACACCCGCACCGTGATCGACGACGTAAAATCATCGGCCTGCAGCCACAGGTCGCGGGCGTCGTCCGCATCGCTGGTGCCGTCGTTGAGCACGCGCCGCACCACGCCGCCAGTGGTTGTCCCGTCCCCGCGCAAATCTACCAGCATCCACCCGGTGAGCCGCTTGCCGAGGCCGTGCTGCAACTTCACGAGGTCGCCGTCGGCGAGCACGATGTCGCCGTTCTTCTGCTCGCTGTCGATGCTGGGAATCAGACGAAACCTCACCGCGCCATCCACCTGGTCCCGGAGTCCGCCGAGCCCTTCGATCTCGCGGCCCATCTCGTTGAGACGGTCTCGCATCGGGTCGAGCGCGCGCTGCGTGGTCTCGTCGGGGACCTGCAGGCGATGCAGTTGCTTGCCGCGCCCGACCGACATCAGTAGTAGTCCCTCCGGTGTCGCCACGGCCCATACTCGTCCTCGTGATCGTCGAGGGCGATGATGCGCCGCGGCTCGTGCAGCGATCGAAGCGTCGCCCACTCGACGATAGACACGCGCAGCCGCTCGCGTTCCGATACCGCGAAGGACGGATCGCTTTCCTCCTTGGCGAGCGCGAGCGCGGCCGCGCCCCAAATGACAAAGTTTTCGCCGTCCGGCGTCACCATATCGACGACGTCGGAGTCCGCAGCGTTGGTCAGGTCGGGCGGCTGCGGGACATAGAGCACCTCGTATGTCTTTCCCGAGGGCGGCGTCGGGTAGAGCGTGAGCGGTTTCTGTCCGCTGCCGACCACCGACCACGCGAAGGCGTACGGATTGCTCGTGCTGCCCGTGTAGCGATTGCGCTCCTGCGCCATCAGCTCATACAGCTCGAAGCGGCTGCCGTCGCTTTCGATCCTGTCCACACCCACTGTGGACAGGTGGTCGTCTGGTAGCGCGTAGACCGCGCCGCCGTCCGTGGTGAACTGCTGGGACATCTCGAAGTGCCTCATGCCGGTCTTGGAAATCTCGCCGTGCAGCTCGGCGTACACCGTGTGAATGTAGTGGAGCCACTCGCTCGAGCCCGACGTGTCGTTGACGAACGTCTGGTTTTCCATGTCGGCGCGCTGCTGGCACCGCGTCACCAAGTCGCTCATTTTCACGAGGCGGGGCATGGGCTAAAGCTCTATCAGCCAGTACTCCAGCTCGCAGGCGGCCGTGTCGGCGATCGCATACGGGGCCGTCGCGTCCGGGCTGATCCGAAACAAACAGAACTCCTCCGCTAGCACCTGCACGAGATCGGTCGCGCCTGTGCCCGACCGGATCTCGATGAAGTTGGTCCCGTCCCGATTGATCGCCAAGAACCAGCCGCCGACACCGGCATCGCCGAGCACTATCTCCGTCTCGCTCGTATCAATCTCCTGGCGCAGATGGGTGACGTGCGTTCCGGCGACGTCGATCAGGAGATCGCGGATGCGTTCCGCGATCT